TTTCTCCCTAGCAGGAGTCATTGGTTCATATCCTTCTACCTCAACCTCTTCGAAGTGTGGGTTCTTCATAGGAGTACCCATCTTCTCCATATCCTTTCTCGCCTTCTCATTATTCTTTTGGCGCTTCTTCATATCTGGTTCTAGATATGTGTCGTCCTTTTTCTCCTCTTTCTGAAACTCTTTGTATAGAGCATCTGCTTCGCCATGTCTACCTTGTTTAGTAGACTTCTTACTCATATCAAGAAGTTGCTGCTTAGAATACTTGTTTCCTTTTAATATTGAGGACATTTCATCAGAAGACATTCCCTTCTCTTGAAGGTCAACTTCCTTTACTTCAAGAATCTCACCACCCTTTTCCGCGACAAGGCTCTCGATAGCAACCTCAGGATTAAATTTTACTTTATTCTTTTTTCCGCGAGGCATCTCCTTAATAAGATCAACATTCTGATCCTCTTCAGAAGAATTTAGATCCTCTCTCCAGTTGGAGAACTCTTCCTTAACAGAATCAATTTTAGTTACTACTTTTTTCTTTCCATCTGCAGAAGGAACAAACTCACCATATTTACCCATGGACTTGTCATTCTTATCGACATCTCCGCTAACGTTCAAATCAACTCTCTTTACTGCTTTCTTGACAGCATTTTTAAGATCATTGGGGTTTTCAATATCAGTACTCATTCCCTCCTTAACATTGGAGGTGTCTTTACCGTCAGATTTTCCACCTTTGCTTTGTTGAATCTTATTGTGGATGACGCCACGATACTCCTTAGCACCACTTTCTACTTTACCATCACCATCATAATCTTTCTTTGCCTTACCTGGTTCATCTTCACCACCCTCATATGTCTTACCATACTTGGTCATCTCAACAGAAGAGATGAATGGATTTGATCTGAGTTTAGCAATCTTCTCACGAGTTGCCATTCTCACATAAGTCTTACCAGATTCTTTATCGGTAACTCTTACTTTAAACTTTTGTAATGGTGCTTCAGTAAGTTCAACTTCTTCTTTCTGAGGACCTACTGATCCTGGTCTCTCTCCACCACCACCAGCAGCTGGTGGTGCACCACCGCCACCCGGTCTATCTAAACCCAGTTTTTCTCTAACTGCCTTTTTCTCCATTGCATTCATGGAGGTGTTTGTCATATACTGAGTAAACGCACCCTGTAGAGGAATCTCCTCACGACGTGCTCTATATCTGATATCATATACCGCTTGTCTGATTTTCTTATCAGAACCCTGGTTCACACCACCACCAGCACCAGGACCACCTTTTCCCGGACCTTCAGCGGTAGATTGACCAGCAGGGCTACCTAGTTTTGGTTTCAGCACTTCACTAACGTAGTGCTCTGCTAAATCAGTAACAATATGGCGCAACATCTTTTTATCTGGTATTCTTTTTCTTATATTTATTTATAAAGTTTCTCAAGTTAAATCTAGAATTTGCATCATAACCAGGAGTCAACTTTTCAACATATTTTCTATGTGCATCAGTGCCAACTAATCTTTGATTAGCAGGAACTCCAGATACCTCAGTCCACTCTACTACATCTTTAATCCATGACTTAAACATTTCCTGTTCCACAGTCAAACAAATAAGATGATTTGCACCTCTACGAATAATCTTTCCAATTTTCTCAGTTACAATGCTACGAATCCAATCTCCCTCGTTGAAGATTTTTTGTTTTATATATTCATCTCTAATAAACTCATAGTTTTCAGTTTGTGCAGATGCTGGAATATCACGTTGAGTAACGGATCTATCCTGAGTTGGATCCTTTCCAACTTTCTGCTTCTGATTGTATAACTTTAGTTTGCCACCTTTCTTCTTTGCAACAAACTCAGCAGTATCCTTATCATAATAGTCACCATGACCATTATCAACCCAACCCAAACGCCTTGCGTTTAGGTCAGCAACATCCTTCGCTTCTTTTATAAAATCAGTAAACTTCATATCAACCTTTCAAAATTTCATCAACCCAACTCTCAGATAAATGCATTGCCATTTGAGCAGCATCATCAACAGTCTTTGTAAATCCCTCAACGTAGAGAAACTCTACTACCTTCTCAAATTCAACTTCTTCTTTCTTTGAATTGCCCCAATTCTTTGCACCAACTTTACGGCACTTAACTAGAGCACCGGATGCATATGCACTTGGCCAAACAGAATAACGAGACTTGACCTTATGGTAGCAAGCATCTCTCTTCTTTTTCTTCTCCTCTTCCTTAATTGCAGGTTTGGAGTATGTATCCCAATACTTGGGTCCAAATGAACACTCATCTCTAGTTTCATTCTTCTGACACTTAGGGCAGTATCTCATTTCTGCACTCTCACGAACTTTCAATGATAGTTCATCGTTGGAAACTGGTGTCTTATCAACCTGCACCATCTTTCTCTTCAATGCGATCTTTTGACGATCTAATTGAATTTGCTTTCTTTGGATCTCTTGATTTCTTCTATCAATACTTGATTGATTCTCAAGAACTACTTCTTCAGTAGCAACATTCTTTGCTTTACCTTTACGATCTGGATTTGGATCCTGGCGATTCTTACGACGGAATGCCTTGTCCTCCTCTTTCTTATCGAGGTTTCTCTTCATCTTTGAAGAACCACACTTGGGTTTGGTCTTCTGTCCTGGTTGTTTGGCGCAGGGTTTTCCCGCATATTTGCCGCCCAGTTGAACCCAACCAGGGGTGCCATCAGAAGAGCGACTCTTGCTAAACCAGTCACGCAGAGAAGTATCACCACTTTTGTTCCCCTCTTCGAGGTTCCCTTCAATAGGTTCATTTTCTTCTTTCTTTACACAACGATTATAAGTCTTACCAAATAATTTTTGGGTTCCCGCTTTCTTATATCCTTTCCAACACTTCTTACCCGCCTCATCAATATTCTCCTCATTTACCGCTTTCTCTAATTTATCTGCTTGTTTTGCGTGTGTCTTTGATCCTTTTCTTAAATTTTTTACTAACTTTTTTACAAATGGTTTATCTCTCTTATCTAACTCCTCCTTTACATCGGAGTCCATATAATCAGCAGCAGTATCAATATAATCAGCGGCCTTGGTGATCTTAGATTGTACCCATGCTTTCACATTACCTTCACCTTTGTTACCGACTTTTTTCTTAAGTCTCTTTGCAGCAGAGGTTACAGTATCCATCTGTCTACGGATCATCTCATGTTCATGATCATGCTTCTCTTCATTAATTTTAGGATTATTCAAATCTATCCAACTTTCTCCCATTCCCCCGCCACCATCTCCGCCGCCGTTACCGCCTTCAGAACCACCATTTCCATTACCACCGTCACCATTACCATTATCTTTATTATCATCACCGTCATCATCATCCTTACTAATATACCCACGACGACCTACATGCCAACCGAGTGGAATCTTCTTGCACTTCTTATCAGTAAAACAATAGTAATATCCTGCTTTGCAAGACTTAGCAGTGTCGGACATAAAACATATAGTCGTATATATTATTTATACGAGATTATTTCCAACCCCCCTTTAAAACCCACTCATCATGGTATTGATTCTTCCAAGAACTACTAATTCCATAGGATGGTTGAATCACTTGCTCAATATATCTACGATTTTCTCTGGCAATATTCAGACTCTCCGCTTCGAGAGTTTTTACTCGACCATCAATCTGTGAAGACCACCACACTGCACCAGCACCCTGAACTAATAAGAAGGATACAATTGCGAATGGAACTTTGAAGTCTTTCATTAGTCAATAATCAAAGAATACCACTCTTCACTCATACCCATGATAATACTATTTGCAGACTCTTCATCTTGAGCATAACCTTCATCAATCAAATGCTTTACAATTGTAGCATGACGGTTTAGTGCTTCTTTATACTCTTTAGGTGTCGGTTTCATTTCAAGAATACTTTTATCTATATTTAGACAAAAAACCTCCCATCTAACTATCTAGAAGGGAGGTTAAGATAATCTTTTTCACTTCAAGGTTGATCACAGATCACCTTTTTTACGATTCTCAGAGTAGTGAACATTAAACTCGCCACCAGGATATCGTGCTTTCAGTTTCTCTACATTCATCTCCATGATCTCATCCAGAGAGATGTCAAGTCCCATACATGCTTGAGCAACATACCACATGATGTCACCAAGTTCACGCTTCAGGTGGAACAAGTTTTCTTCATTGACAGGTTTACCTTGGAAGATAATCTTTTTGACGATCTCAGTAAACTCACCTGCCTCAGCACACATTCCTACAGATGCAGTAAGAAGTCGCTCGGAACGAAAATGACCTTGTAGTTCCTGAAGACGATAGAGGAATGCTTCAAAATCTTTACTTTCTTTCGAGGTAACAGCATTTACAAACTCAACGTATTTTTGGGTGTCAACATTACTCATTTTAAATCAATAGGTAGTAGGTCAGATTCAGATAGAATTTTTTGTTCTGGAAGTTGCAAATCGGGTTCCAGTTCAATATGCGCCACGTCTACAGTTTCTGGTGGAGGTGGCAAAAGTATTTTAGCATAAACTGCATCAGGATAGATGCTCAACATACACTCAACATCTTTGAGTGTTCCACAATGTCTTTTTTTACCATTCGGTAAAGTCAACTCATAATAGTGAGACATTTCTACTATTACAATTTGACTTGACATGTCTTTACTTAATTCACTCAAAACTTAAATCCTCCAAACTTATTCACTTTTGAAGTCTCGTCTTGAGGTTCATACTCCTCTTCCTGCCCAGAGTCAAGTATATTATCTTGTGCTGATTGATCACAATCATATAATCTCATCTTGGCACGATCAATTCCAACCACAAAACGTTTAAAAATACTAATGTCATTATACCTGTTCTTAAGTTGTTTTACAAGTATCTGTCCCATGGATTCAAGTTCTTCAGTTGAAATAAGGGCAAACATAAGATCAGCAGTAGCAGGGAGACCAAAGGACTCAGAAGTGTCAGTAAGCTCAACATCAGAGCTACCATAACCAGAACGAGTGGTCTGCGTGGCAGAAACGATAGGGACGTTTGCTTCAACAGCCATCCCTCTAAGTTCTTCAGCAATTGACTTAATAGCTGTATATGAATTGACATTGCTACCAGCGCGATATCGCGAGGAAGCACATATATTAAGGTAATCAATGAAAATAATATCAGGTCTAAATGATTTCTTAAGTGCAAGTTCATTAAGAAGTGCCTTAAAATGTCCACTATGTGCACTCGCAGTTGGATACTCTTTAATTATAATATTACCTTGCGTTTTTTGTTGCAACTGTGAGACTTTGTTAACAAATAAAGTCTTTGGCAAATCAGATAAATCTTTGATATTTACATTCAGGAGATTCGAGTCAATTCGCTCAGCAATTTTCTCTTCTGCCATCTCCATTGTAATATAGAGTACGTTCCGCCCCTGGAGCAGCACGGCGCTAGCCATGTGGCACATGAATAAAGATTTGCCGACACCTGTACCAGCAAGCGCGATGTTAAGAGTCTTATTAGGTAAACCACCTTTTGTGATTTTGTTAAAATATTCGAGATCGAATTCAATTTTACTCTCCTTTTGGTTGTATGAATCATATCTCTCTTCGAAGTCGTTCAAATAGTCATGACCAACATGGTTGTCAAAACTAACTGCTAATGCATCCTGTAAAATTGATGGGATAGAGTCTGGACTCTTTTCTCCTCCACCATCGGCAAGTTGTACCGATTCCATCAGGGCAAGATAGATAGCGCGATCACGACACCACTTCTCAGAGGTCTCTACCAACCAAGAAAAATCTACCGAAACATCAGTGAGATGCTCGATAGTTTGACATACCTCTCGGTATTGATCTTCGTTTACATCATTGCGCTTCTCAACCTCAATGTTGAGGACTTCCTTTGATGGAACACTATTGAACTCTTCTACAAAAGAACTGATCTCTTGAAAGATAATCTTTTGACTTTGGTCTTGGAAATATTCAGGTCTAATGAAAGGTAGAACCTTTCGAACAAATTCCTCATTATATAGTAGATTCCGTAGAATCAAGAATTCAATTTTTTCCAATTACTAACCTCCGTATTTAAATTCACCTTGTGCAATCACATCCAGTTTTTCCATGACTTCAGGTGTGAAATACTTTTCAGGATCCTTCATGATTTGCTTAGCATAAACCTTTTTCATCTCACCGTCAACTTCTACCTCATATCTACCAGCAACGTTTTTCCACATCCCACCGAGTTCACCCAATTCAAGAAGACCATAATATCGATCAAGACCACGCTCATCGTAATACAAACGCACCGTAACATCTTTGTTCTCCTTACTTAAACGCGACTTTGCTGTCTTAGCTTTAATAAGATTTCCAATGACTTCTGTTCCATCCTTTTCTTTCTTTTTGCTGAGATAAATGATCGTAGACGCAGCATATTTGAGACCGCTGCCTCCGCCCATTTCTTTGGTGGGAACGTATGATCCAATGACATCGTAGGTGTGGTTAGTAACAATCATGGGAATGTTTGCTTGACCCAGTTTAAGGGTAAGCATTCGGAATGCGCCTTTGACCAATTGAGATTTGGTCATATCACGGACTTGCTTATCGTCTAGAGCATCACGGATCTCCTTTTCTGTGGAAAGCATACCAAGAGAGTCTAACACAAACATACAAGGTGCTCGTTCTCCTTCAGGTTTTTTTAAGTATAGATCCGTCGCTTTCAGTGCTTTACCACGGAAGTCTTCAATAGTAACAACATTAACTACTACTAACCGATCAAGGTCGATACCTCTATCTGCGAGAAGAGACTTATTAATAGCGGCTTCAGTGTCAAAATATAGACAATAACCATCGGGATTAGAATCAAGAAAGTTTTTGACAACGGCGAGAGCAAAGAAAGTCTTCCCAGTAGAAGACTCACCAGCAATGGCAGTAATCTTATTCCCAGAAAAACCACCAAATATGCTACCTGAACAAAGTCCGTTAAAGATGTACGAACCCGTGTCCACGTAAGTTTCTTGGTCGTCGATGTCTCTTGCGAGTTGTGTATATTCACCACCAATCTCCTTTACAATATCTTTAAGAAAGTCCATAATTTTTGTTCCTATAGTTCATTTTCCAGCACCAAAACTTATTGTAAAGTTTTGATTCTTCATTATTCTTTTTTAATACATCCATCAAATATTGCAACTCACTATCTGACAAATCATTAGGAGTCCAATAACCGGCTTTAGGCGACCATGCCATACTGCTCTCTTAGAATTTTTTTATATGATCCGTTAGGATTCTCTTCACGAATATCTTTAACTAATTTTAGTTTTTGATATAGAGATACATCTCCACCCAAACGAAGGGCACCCACGATAGTCGAGAGTTCGGAATCATTGATAGGAAGATCCATTACGAGAAAAAAGATTCGAGTGTGTTTACTTTTTCGGTTTTCCAACCGATAACATCCATGATAGATTTTAAAGGCTTCATGAACGCTTTGTCAAATTGTGTGTCATAATCGACATACTTTGCCAAGTCCAAATCATGTGGGAACTGTTGAATAAATGTAATAACAGTTTCCCTAATTGGATTTGGGAGTTTTAGATAACAGTATTTGACTTTCTCACCATTTTTGATAATTGAATACTTATTATCTAGTTTTGCTTTCTTGACGTAGTAATTATAGATCAGAGCACCCTTAGAGTGGATAGGAGTTCCTTTTGCGTAAATCGAACAACTTGACTTATACTTATCTACATCAGAAACCGTTCTAGGGAATGAAACTTCTTCTGGACTGAGTTTATTGAACTCCTCTCGGACACTTTCCATGTACTCAATCACTTCATCTTCAGTGCCACTCATAATCAGTTTGAGTGCCTCCTTAATCTTTGTCCTACAGTATGCAGGAGTAGAAGACTTGATTGCCTCAATACCCATAATCTTAAGTTTGGGTTCTGCATAACGAACACCCTCAGAATCATATACGTTTAAGATATATCGTTTCTTAGCTGTCCAGATTCCACGGTCAGCGATATTCTCTCGCTTCATCTGCATCTTCTGGTCGTATGCGTTCACATACCCCGCGAGTTCTTGATAACAACCTTCAATATATCCCTCAAGTTCCTTTTCACAGACCTTATTAAGAAACGAAACGACGCTCTCAGTTGTTCTTTCTCTTTCTTTGTATACTGCGTTGACCAAAGGATCCATATTAAGATAAATGGAATCAGTATCAGAAGCAATAACATAATCATTATCTTCTGTTTTTAAAACCCGATTTAGATACTGATTCATCTTATTTTCAATCCAACGGATTGAGACCTGACCAGACAAAGTAATTGCCTCTGCATTCGCTAATTTATAATACCTGAAGTATTGATTACCAATAGCACCATAAGCAGAGTTAAGAGAAATTTTCTTCGCCATTTGAATGTTGTTACATCTGGCGATCTCCTTTTCAAGTGCCTTAGTAGGCGTCTTCTCATACTGCTGTTTGGCGGCGAGCATTTTCTTTTTAAATACAACTCGGTCGCCATACATCATCTCCATCAGTTCTGGAAGAAATCCACGCACATCCTTCCGATACTGTGCACCATTAGGACAGACTGCATACTCACCCTCAATCTTTACCTCACGATTAAGGATTCGGTCAACTGTTGCTGTTGGGTGTCGTTCATCTACCAGCGTCTCTGGAGAGATATTATACTGCATAATAAGATGAGGATAAAGTGAGTTGAGGTCAAAACTGACAACCCAATCATAGATTCCTGGAATCGGTTCCTTGACATATGCCCCCGCATACTTGTCATTTTTTACAATTCCTCGCTCCTTCTCAGGAACAACAATACCACGTTTACGTAAGTAATTATAAATGATGGTATCCCACATACGTACTTGGAAGAACACATCTTCATAATTAACTTTTGCGTCATATGCAAGAGTAATTGCAAGTTCAATTAGTTTGATTTTATCCTCAATACGGTCAACCAGTTCTACGTCAATCTTGTTGTATTCAACGAAGGTATCCCAATCTTTCGTGTAGAAATCTTTAAACGTCTCGTATTGAGTGTGATCAAGTTTTCGTTCACCCAGTTCATCATTAGCAACTGTGTCCAAACGATAGTTTTCTGGATTCTTGAATGAATACTTCTTATAAAGTTGAAGATAGTCAAGAATAGAGATTCCGGCAATCTCGTATGTGGTTACAAGATTACCACGGATTTCAGTTTCCTTTCCCCGTACAAAGTTCCACACCGAAAGTTTCTTGGTGTACTTCTCACCAAGAACTCGTGAGATTCTACCAACAATATATGGGATATCGTAGAACTCAACGTTCCATCCAGTGATCACTTCTGGGTTATTATTTTCCCACCAGTGTAGGAATGCATGAAGTAATGCTTGCTCATCAGCACACTTAATATACCTATACTTTGGAAACTTTTTATCGAAGGGGCGAGATCCCCAACAAATGATTTCCTTAGTAGAGTAGTCTTGAACTGTAATCAAAAGGATCTCTTCTGCACAGTTTTTAGGATCTGGGAATCCGTACTCAGATGCAACCTCAATATCAAGAGTCAGCAACTTAATCTCATTGATATCAAACTTGATATCATCTTCAGGGTAAGTATCAGAAATATACTGATAGATGGAATTGTCGTTACCATGAACGGTAAATCCATCAATGTCTTTATATTGTTTGATAAAGTCCCTAGTTTCTTTGATCTTGCCTGGTTGAATTTCTTTTACGTATGAACCATCTAGAGTTTTATATTGTGTGGGAGCATCACTGTTCAGAAACAGTGTAGGACGATATTCAATCTTATCTTTGTACCGTTCCCCATTTTCATATCCACGGACATAGATGCTGTTTCCGATGAGTTTTACGTTCGTGTACCAGCGCATTATTTGATTAGGGTTTCGTACTTTTCAAGGAGTGTAGGACGAGGATCCACCAAAGTCAAGATCTTGTCCGATGAGATCATGAAGGTTTGATCTCTGGTTACGTCTGATAACCATGGTTCCAACATAGTACCTTCACAAATCAAAAATGGTTTTGTTAGTTTACAATCGGGTTCTCCCAACTCAGATCCAACTTCTTCAATCTCTGAGATCAAATTTCCACCACCACCAATCAATACCAATACTTTAATCATTGCTCTTCTCCAAAATGTTAGTAATATACATAGTCATCACTTTATCGATAGGTTCAACAATAGTAACAACCCAATCAGCAGGGATTGGAATTGTCTTGTCCTTAGAGACGGGCATCCAGGGAGTAAACTGAATATCAGCAGTAGTTTTTCCATTTTCAACTACTGGATTACTAAAGTTGACAATATAAGGAAGACGCAGATTGTATCCCAAAACGCGGGATTCTACTTGCATCTCCGTAATGTCAGAAATCACTTCCTCTCCAGATTTCAGCAATGCTACTTTTACAGTCATTTTGATTCCAGTCTCCAAACCATTATACCAATAAAAAAGAGGGGTGTCAACTGGATTTTGCCAGTTACCCCTCAGCGGCGACGATATACTATATTTAGTAGAGAGGATTACTTTTACAAAGTTTAGATACTCTTACCAAACATTCTTCTTTATTTTCATCTTGCTCGTAGTTGTTTAAACGACTTGCAATGATATCAGCAACTTCAACAAAGTCATTTTCATCAAACCCTCTAGTAGTAAGAGCAGCAGTGCCTAAACGTAATCCACTGGTAACAAAGGGAGACTCAGGATCAAAAGGAACTGTATTTTTATTTGCAGTGATATTAATTTCACTCACAAGTTGATCAGCAAACTTACCTGTGATTCCTAGACTTCTCAAATCAAGTAGAACAATATGATTATCTGTTCCACCAGACACAATATTGATACCATTTTCAATTAATCTACGACCAAGAGATTTTGCATTAGCAACAACTTGAAGACAATATTCTCTGAATTCTGGTTTAAGTGCCTCACCGAATGCAACTGCTTTAGCAGCAATCACATGTTCCAATGGACCACCCTGAGTTCCTGGAAATACTGCCTTGTCCAATCTCTTACCCATCTCAACATCATTAGACATAATCAACCCACCTCTCGGTCCTCTCAGGGTCTTATGAGTTGTTGTGGTAACTACATCTGCATATGGAAGTGGTGATGGATGAACACCCGAAGCAACCAATCCTGCAATGTGTGCAATGTCTGCTAATAGATATGATCCAACTTCATCAGCAATATTTCTAAACTTACTAAAATCAATTGTTCTAGTGTATGCAGAGAACCCGCAGATGATAAGTTGTGGTTTACATTCCCTTGCAAGTTCTAATATTCTATCGTAGTCCAGTCTACCAGTCTCATCAACTTCATAGTGGCAAACATTGAACCACTTACCAGACATATTAACTTTTGATCCGTGGGATAGATGACCACCATGTGATAGATCTAGAGATAGAACAGTATCTCCTGGTTTCAGAAGAGCAAGGAATACAGCAGCATTTGCTTGTGCTCCACTATGAGGTTGGACATTTGCCCACTCTGCATTGAATAGTTTTTTTACTCGTTCTCTTGCAAGATCTTCAATTTGGTCAACCCATTCACATCCACCATAGTATCTTTTACCAGGCAATCCTTCTGCATACTTATTAGTAAGAATTGAACCCTGAGCTTCCATCACATCAGGAGACGTAAAGTTCTCACTAGCAATCATCTCTAGATGATTCTGTTGTCTCTCTAATTCTTTTTGGATAAATCCGTGAACTAATGAATCGTTGACTTGTAAACTCATAATAATCTCCAAAAAAATAGAGGACTTACTGGATTTTGCCAGTTGTCCTCTGCGACGACGATATTCAGTTTTATTTATGGAGTAGTTAGATATAGATTTGTAGGTGGACCGTTAGGGTAGTATGCTAGAGATGGGACCACCGATAAAAATAGTCATTGCAATTCCAACGGTGAGAGTGGCGGCTGTAAAGTTCATAAGTCGTCCTCTGTAAGTACGTAATTATTTAGAGTATAGTGTATCATGTTGATACACTTTTGTATCAACCACAGCAAAAATTAGTCAGGGTATCAAAACCAATCCTTTCTTTGATGATGGTCTGGGACTACCTTGCCAAGAATTACCGAAAGTAACCCATCCTCAAATGTAACTGATCTAACTTCCGTCTGATCTGATAGATTCCAAGTTCTGGTGAAAGATCGTTGAGCCATTCCTCTATGGAGGTATTCTGCGGGGGGTTCAGTATCCTCCCTTCGTCCTTCGACAAAGAGTTTACTGTCTTGTGTGTAGACATTGATTTCTTCTTTTTTAAATCCTGCGAGAGCTAGTTCTAAGCGGTATTCTACGTTGCTTAATTCAACTAGGTTGTATGGTGGGTAATTACTTTGCGTCTCATGTAGAGTTGAGAAGCGGGCAAAATAATCATCCATGCCGATGCTGTATCTATTTATACGATCCATCAGCTCAGGCAGATCCTTCGTATGAAACTTCATTAAGTTCCCCATGGTTATTAGCTCCTTTAAAAGCGAGTTTGTGTTGTGTGATCCCCGAAGGCAATCGCATTTATTTATAATAAAGCATAAAAAACGGGGTAGTGAACCCCGTCATTTTTCATTCAGTTTCTTCTACCTTCTTTTTCTTAGCACCAATATTATACTTAGTCTCAAGAATCCAATCTTGTTTATCCTTGTATGCCAACACTTTAATCTGATTCAACGGAGAAATCTGTTGGATTTTTTCCACATCCACAACTTCTACCAAACCCCAATCTGCCAGAAGTTGTGCAATACGATTACGACGCTGGACATCATTCAACGTTAGGTTGGCGTGTTTACCATCAAGAGCAAACAACTCTTTGAAATGCACCAGATAATATCTACCCTGCTTGTGCAGAATATGACATGACTGATAAATCTTTTTCTCTTTTCTAGAAGCGACTCCAATACGAGTCAAAGTTTCACGCACTTTCAAAAAGTCATCAGGTTCTCCAAGAACCACTTCAACCATTTGTTCAGGTGACCACTTCACTTCAGGTTCTTGAACGACACTCATCTTGTTCCTCCAGTATCAAATTTTGATTTAATAAATGTAAGTTGTTCCTTTGTCAAGATTCGTAGTGCTTGCTTTGCCTTCTCATTACTATAACCATAATGACGTTTGACATAATCAAGATCTTTGATCTTATCTTGTCGGAGCCAGGGAGAAAATCTCTTCTTTTTCCTGAGACTATTTAGATAAAAATCATATTGCATTTTCTTTGGAATGTTGTTATGAATGTTCATCTCATTCGCAAACATAATCGCATCAAGATGACCCGAGAAACAACGGTTGACAATATATGGAGGATACTCTTTTTCAAGAGTAGGATCTTCATCAAGCAAGTTCTTTTTGGTCTGATTGATTGAGTTGAGCCAGTCCTTTAAGTCCATAGTTAAAAAGTAGAAGTTCCTTGCGTTGTTTTTGATCTCGCATATACTCACCTACGGATCGCATTGTGTATGTGAGATCAAATTCTCCTGCGTTCCAGTCTTTGAATCGGTCTTTAACCAACTGGTCGGCATTATAACTGATGAGGCAATCCATAGAGCAAGAATCACAATCTGAGGCAAAAAGATCGTGATCGAATCCCTTGTGCATAGATCCCTTTTTACCGTAGAGATTATCTTTGATATCATAAGGAGGGTCCAAATAAAGGAAAGCGGTTTTCTCTGAACCTTCATCCAAGAGTTTGTCGTAGGAAAGATTAGTGATTTCCCAGTTCTTAATGATTTCAGAGTATCCAGGCAGTTTATCTATTCCTCGCATTGAGAAGTTTGAGTCAGATGCTTGGGCAGAAAAGGATGAGGACTCAGTGAGACCAGAAAAAGAGCACTTGTTAATAACATAAAAACTAACGGCACGATGAAAGGGTTCACTTTGTGCTTCATTGTTCAAGTACTCCTTTGCTTCTAGAAATAAATTCTTTGCCGATGTTGGTTCAGGATGACGATACTTCAACTGAACAAGTTCATCACGCATCTTCTGTCCATCACTCTGAAGGACCTTCCAGAAGTTTACCAGAGGTTCATACAAGTCATTCACCCAAACCTTGACAGTCGGATACTTCTTCGTGACGTGAATTGCTACACTGCCACCACCGAGGAATGGTTCACGATATTCATCGTACTCCCGAAGATCGGGGAAGTATTGGTCCATCTTAATGCAAGCACGAGACTTACCCCCTGGGTAGCGTAGTGGTGTTTTAAGCGATTTCATAGAGAAGATTTGCGTAGGGTGTGTGAATTTCTTTTGCTTGGAAATGCTCCAAAATTGCTGTTACGGTAGCGCCATTGATGACATGTCTGCGATAAACATATTCCCAATCAAAAACACCAAGAATTCTACGCTCAACATCAATAATTAAAATGTACTCAAAGGTCTGATCATAATGATCAAGAGTATTTTTACGAAAGTTTTTTAGGATAACGTTAGGAGTTTCTTCATTCTTAAAAGCATCTTTTACTTGCTTAAATTCATATTTGATATTATCTTGGTCTACAAAATCATGTCCTATCCCGTCAACCCACTTCAGTGCATTCTTTGAATGTTTTTCAAATGCTCTTTCAATTTTCCACGAGCGCCAACCATAGCACTCAGAAGGCATTTCTTCTTCTCTAAACTGCTCAAAAATTTCATCACATTCTTTCCAGAATGCTTCAAGGTCAAACTCATGCAAGTTGATCATAATCAGGTTCATTGTATTTCAAAAATTCCCAGAAGGTCAATTTCATTTCCTTCTGAGTCATCCCACAGTGCTTGGCAGCTGCGGGCAAACTCATTATAGCACGAAATAGTGCCAAATTGGCCTCCTTCACGTTTTGAGGAGTAGTTTTTACCTTTGGTTCAACTAAATTACTCTTGTCAGTTTTTAAAAAACTCATAGGTA